GAAAAGACAAAACATTTAAAAGAGATGGCAAAGCAAATCAAAAAAGCAGGAACATCAGGCTTGACCGCTTCAGGAGAAGATATAGAAGTTTCGGAAGAGTTATTGCAAGATGCTGATCCAGAGGCTTTTGAAGAGTTTCAATCTATGATCTCTGGTGGCGGAATAACGTCTTCACTATCAGATATAGATGACGAAGAGGTTCCGTCTCATATTTTGGCAGCCAACCAAGCATTGGCAAGTAAAAAAACTGGCAGCTCATCCAATGCGGCGGCAGATTTGGCAAAGTTGCGACAAATGCAAGATAGAGTAAAAAACTCGAATCAGGCTTTTCAGACTGGCGAAAATAGAGGAAAAGGCGGCTTCTCAAGAAGTTAATCCAAATGACCATTCGTATAATTGATAATAAGAAAATAGACTTAACAGACGACGAAAACGAAATGTATCAAAAGATAGTTAAGTCCTATACCACCATTAATATGGATGGAAAAGACTTGTTTACAGACTTATTCTATTCAGATGATCGTGGAATTATTGTATTCCTAAAACCCCCTTCTGTTAGAAGAACTTCGTTTGAAGTATTTTTGTTTTTGATGTCAATATTTCAACATCAACATACCAGATTAATGTATGAACAAGTTGAGGATATATGCGCACAAATGAAGGCCAAAATGAACGAGATAGATGAAAAATTAAAAAAAATTAGTTCAATTTAATATAATTGATTTGGGCCTCGACAAAAAGTTTGGACGATATATATTAGTTTGACGAGTCGCGAGACTTGCGCCTCTTGGGGCGGCGCTGCTAAGAATTGTCCGACGGTCTCGCGACTCGTCTTATCTATATAATCACTCGGTATGCCGAGCCAAAAGAGAACAAATGGCACAACCAATTAAATTAGGCGATTTTCTAGGAACGCAACTTGAGGAAGATTTTAGTCAATTTGACATCACAGATGTTCAAGAGGTTTTGAAAAATCTCTCTAATACTGATGCCATTGATTTATCTCATGCCGAGTTGTTGCAGCAACAGGCTCTAAGAGCGGCAGATCTGTTAACAGAATATCTGGGCAAAATAGTCAAGACAGTTGGCTATTTAGAAGCCAAGGTCAATTCCACAAAGAACAAGGTATCTCTTGATTACCAAGCGCCAGAGGGCAGAACTACAACTGATATGAAAATTTGGGCAGGATTAGCCTCTCCTGATGTAGAAGCATTGCTAATCAAATTGGCAGTTGCCAAGGGTGCAAAGACTTCCCTTGAAAGAAAGTTTGATATTCTTGTCAAGTCGCATCACCATTGGAAGGATATTGCACAAGGATTGCGAAGAACGATATTGGGATATACTACTGATTTATCGCCAGAACCACCTCCCAAAGGATACGAATAACAAATAGCCATAATGGCGTCGAAAGAAAGAAAATATCATGTCAAATAAATTAGAAGCCTTCTTCAAGAGTTTTGCAGAAACTGATGCACAATTAGATTTTAGATTAGCACACGAGACCATCGGAGAAAAAGTATCCGTGGTTTCAACAGGATCATTGTCTCTTGACGATGCCCTCTCCTCGGGCGGTCTCCCGAACGGAAGATTAATTCAATATTACGGACCACCAAGCTCTGGCAAGACCCTGCTCGCTATGCTGGCTATAAAGGAAGCTCAGCATATGGACCCCACTGCTCAGCAAATGTTCATTGATGCCGAGGGAACTTTTGATCCATCTTGGGCCAGCGCTCTTGGTTGTGATATATCCAGAATTATAGTTGTTGATGGTGAAACCGCCGTTATTGGCAGGAGTTGTTTTGAGATGATTCTCGGCGTTCCCAAAGAAGATAAAAAGACCCATGAATATATTGGAAAGTCCAAAGAAGGGCTGTTAGATAATATCAAAAATGGTCAATTTAATATCAATATTATCGTATTAGATTCACTAGGCGCAATTATACCACCAGGCGAAGATATATCTGTTATTGGCAAAATGAACATGGCTTTACTTTCTAGATTTTTAACAACCACTTTCAGAAAACTTTCACTGGAACTTAATAGAGCCGGAGTTCCTTTTATCGTTATCAATCATAAAAAAGCAAATATGGATCCATATGGAGTTGATCATGCTTTCTCTGGTGGGAATGCTTATGCGCACTTTTTGAGTGCCAATGTTTATTTTGAAGCAGTGTCACGAGCCGATGCACAGATTTTAGACGAAAAAGACCAAAAAATTGGTCATACAATTCGTGCCACAGTAGAAAAATCGAAATTTGGAGCTACGCCTCGTAAGTGTGAGTTCAAAGTTAATTTTAGTATAGGCGTTATAGATAAGCACGAAGAGATTGCTAAGTTGGCTATAGACTATAATGTGATATCCAAGCCATCTCAAGTATCTTATGAATATGGCGATAAAAAATGGGTAGGCTTGGGTAAGTTTCAAGATGCCGTTAAAGATGATTTGGTTTTAGCAGATGAGTTAGTCTTAAAAATAAATGAAGCCAGAGAGAACAAACGAAGTGCCCAAAAGGCAGAACAAGAATCTTTGAGAGCGGCTGTGTTAAGTCGCGCTTCTGAAACAGAAGAAAAAAAGAAGAAAGTGGCAAAAATAAATGTCTGAAAAAGATTTTGCAGTAGGCATAGTCGCAATGCCACAAGTTGGGCAAATAATGTCCAAACCGCGTTATTTAGTTTCCTTATTGGACATGTCTAGTAAGACTAAATCAATTACAAACTTTATTGCTCTAGATAAACCAGATCTGCAACAAGGATTCATTGCAGTGAAAGGAATCTATAGTGATAAGAATGAGGATGATATTGTTCAACAATTTGTTGACATTCTTTCTCATACGTCGAAAGAATCTATATTAGATTTAATGTTTCCAAACCATAGAGTCCATTGCATAAGAAGTTTAATTTTTAATGCAAATAAACCATCAACGCTGATGAAATAGAAAGTAGAATAACAATGAGAACAACAAATAAGACAGTAATAAACGCCACTACAGATGTTAATGAGATAGTTTTTAGAGGCATAATTTCCTTCATGGCAAAACAATATGTTTGGGAGGGCACTATTACCAATTTGACTTCGGGTTTGAATAAAGTTCTTACCAGACAGCAAAGAGACATTTTGCCAGGATCACCTTCTGCCATGAGACTAGTAATTAATCGTGTAGTAAATAGACTTCGCAACCAAGGGATAGGAGTAACATTTAGTCGCGCCACTGATCGAAAGCGTACTCGTTTTGTTAGATTTTCACATTAACAAAATAAGTATATAGTTAATAATAAAAATACCAGCATGGTATTAGTAGAAACAATATAACAACAGGAAAATAACATGGCTACTACAGTATACGGAGAAGTATCATATAGTGATGAGTTTGGGAATGATAATAAAGCAAAAAATAATAAGGATTTATTCCTTAGATTAAACAATGGAACTAATGAGGTTAGGATCGTCACTTCACCTTTTCAATATTTGGTTCACAAATATAAGAAAGAGGGCGATCCCGGCTTTGGACAAAAGGTAGGGTGTTCGTTTATTCATGGCAGTTGTCAACTTTGCGACTTGCCAGACAACAAAGCGAAACAACGCTGGTTCTACGGCGTTATAGATCGTAAGACTGGTGCCTATAAAATCTTGGATGTTTCCTTTGCAGTGTTTTCGCAAATCAGAAAACTGGCTCGCAATCCAAAATGGGGAGATCCAACCAAATACGACATTGATATCGTAGTTGATGAAAATGGTGGAGCGACTGGTTATTATACAGTTCAACCAATTGAAAAATCACCATTGTCTGCTTCTGAGCAAGTGATCAAAGACAATGCCGATTTAGAAGATTTGAAGAGGCGTTGTACTCCGCCAACTTTGGAGATTCAACAAAGGCGATTAGACAAAATAAATGGAGTGCCATCTAATGGTTCAACCGCTAATGGAACTTCTACCAACGGAGTTACTGCTCACGGTTCGCCTAAACCAACTTTAACTATTAAAGGTGATTTAGCGCCCAAGACACCAGTGGTTGATATGTCTGATGACTCGGAATTGGCAGAAGAGTTTCCCGAGTATAATTCACAAACATAATTTACTTGTAAATACTACAAGTAAATTTTAACTTAGACAGTCAATGCTTAAGAGTCCTTACGGACAATCTGAAAGGAACCGTTCGAAAGAATGGTTTCTTTTAGCATATAATATTAAGAATATTAAGAATATTAAGAATATTAAGAATATTAAGAATATTAAGAATATTAAGAATATTAAGAATAGTAAAAATGTATAAAATAACTAAATTACCTAATGGTGGCGAACTGTATGAAGATGACGATGGTACCAAACAATGGTTTCTAAATGGTAATTCACACAGGGAAGATGGCCCCGCTATTATATATCATACTGGCAATAAATATTGGTATCTAAATGGCAAACGCCATAGAGAAGATAGTCCCGCTGTTGAATATACCGATGGTAGTAAATCTTCCTGGTATCTAAATGGCTATCGTCATCGAACAGATGGTCCTGCTTGGGAAGGGGTCGATGGCAGTAAAGAATGGTGGATAAATGGTGAATGTTTGCCTTGCACTACACAAAAGCAATTTGAAAGATTAATGAGGCTGAAAGCATTTTGGTAATATATGAAAATAATAAAAACAACCAAATTACCCAATGGTGGAGAATTAGTCGAATATTCTAATGGCGCTAAAGAATGGTATTTAAATGGTAAACTTCATAGAGAAGATGGCCCTGCTATTGTTTATGCCAATGGTGATAAATATTGGTATCTAAATAACAATTATCATAGAGAAGATGGCCCTGCCATAGAATATACTAATGGCAGTAAAGAATGGTTTATAAATGATGAATTAATGTCTTGCACTACCCAAAAAGAATTTGAAAGACTAATGAGACTTAAAGCATTCTGGTGAAAGGAAAAAAAATGAGAAAAATAACTAAACTTCATAATGGTGGTGAATTAATTGAAACTAATAGCGGCAGCAAATATTATTTTCTAAATGGCAAGAATCATCGAGAAGATGGTCCTGCTATTGAGTTTGCTGGTGGCGGTAAATATTGGTATGTAAATGATATACAAGTGTTTTGCACAACTCAAGAAGAATTCGAAAGATTAATGAGATTGAAAGCGTTTTGGTGAAGTAAAAATGAAAATAACTAAATTGCCTAATGGTAGAGCATCGTGTGAATTTACTGATGGCGAAAAACATTGGTATTTAAATATGAATTTGGTTATCTTCCATCGAGAAGATGGTCCTGCTTGGGAAGGTAATGATGGCAGTAAAGAATGGTGGATAAATGGTGAATGTTTGCCTTGCACTACACAAAAGCAATTTGAACGACTAATGAGGCTGAAAGCATTTTGGTGATAAAGTGAGTTGGGTAAAAATCACTAAATTGCCTAATGGTGGCGAATTGCATGAATGTTTTGGCAACAAATGGTGGTATTTAAATGGCTCTTTTCATAGAGAAGATGGTCATGCTTTAGAATGGTTTAATGGCAATAAAGAATGGTGGATAAATGGCGAATTATTACATTGCAAAACTCAAAAGCAATTTGAACGACTAATGAGACTTAAAGCATTCTGGTAAATATGGTAAAAATAACTAAATTACCAAATGGTGGTGAGTTATATGAACATTCTAATGGTTTTAAACGATGGTGTCTAAATTTTCAATATCACAGAGAAGATGGTCATGCCGTTGAATGGCCTAATGGTAAAAAAGAATGGTGGATAAATGATAAACCAATACCTTGCAAAACTCAAAAGGAATTTGAACGACTTATGAAACTGAAAGCATTCTGGTAATATATGAATTTAAAAACTAAAATAACTAAATTATCTAATGGCGGTGTATTGTGGGAATATACTAATGGCGATAAAGAATGGTGGCTAAATGGTAAGCATCATAGAGAAGATGGTCCTGCCCTATATTATGCTAATGGTGCTAAATATTATTATATTAATGATCGACTACATCGAGAAGATGGTCCGGCTTTTGAAAATAGTGATGGTGATAAACGTTGGTATCTAAATGGTAAATTGCATAGGGAAGACGGTCCAGCGATTGATCTCTCCGATGGCTATAAACGATGGTATCTAAATAGTAAATTAATACCTTGCACAACTCAAAAGGAATTTGAACGACTTATGAAACTGAAAGCGTTCTGGTAATATATGAATTTAAAAACTAAAATAACTAAATTACCAAATGGTGGCGAACTGTATGAACATTCTAATGGTTTTAAACAATGGTCTCTAAATCATCAATATCACAGAGAAGATGGTCATGCCGTTGAATGGCCTAATGGTGATAAAATCTGGTATATAAATGGCAAACCTCATAGAGAAGATGGTCCTGCTATTGATTATATTAATGGCGATAAACGTTGGTATCTAAATGGTATACAATTAGATTGCACTACTCAAGAAGAATTTGAAAGACTAATGAAACTGAAAGCGTTCTGGTAATATATGAATTTAAAAACTAAAATAACTAAATTGCCCAATGGTGGCGAATTATACGAATCGCCTAATGGCGATAAATCGTGGTATTTAAATGGCAAACATCATCGAGAAGACGGACCTGCTATTGAATGGATTAGTGGGCGTAAAGATTGGTATCTAAATGGCAAATATCATCGAACAGATGGACCTGCTGTTGAGTTTACTGATGGCACTAAATATTGGTATATAAATGGCAAATATCATAGGGAAGATGGCCCTGCCCTAGAATATGCTAATGGTGATAAATATTGGTATTTAAATGATAACCATATGTCTCAAGCAGAATTTGAAAGACTTATTAAATTAAAGGGATTCTGGTAATAGATATTAAACATAAAAATCTTTCTAAAAAGATGGCTCAAAAGATTTGTCTTTTGGGCCATTTTGCGTTTTCGTTGATATATACTAATCATGGCAAAAGTTCTCGGCATAGACTGTTCTTCTACTACAATTGGTTATTGTGTTTTGGAGATTCTTGACAATCACATTAGTTTTGTTTCTGCCAATTATCTCAAGCCAATCAAAACTGGTTCCATCATAGAGCGCATCGTCGACACAAGAAACAAAATCACAAAAATCATCTCTGATATAAAACCAGATTATATTGGCATTGAAGAGATTATTAAGTTTATGAAAGGTGCCAGTTCTGCAAATACAATTATTATGCTTACTACTTATAATAGAATGATTGGTTTGGTGGCTTATGATTATCTAAATAGCCCACCACAATTTTTCAATGTTCTCTCAATCAGACATGGACTTAAATTCAATAAAGTTTTTCCCAAAAAGGAAGATATTCCAGAGCTTGTCGCCAAGCATTTAAATATCAAGTTCCCTTATGAATATAATAAAAAAGGCAAAATTAAAACTGAAAATGGAGATAAGGCAGATGCTATCGCCGTTGCTTTATATTATTCTTTTCTATTAACCAATCAAATCAAATCCAAAAAACAAAAGGCAAAATGAAACTACAAGAAGCGTATAAGGAATTGAATGTTACCGAAAACTCCTCTGAAGAAGAAGTTAAAAAAGCATTTAAGAAGTTAGCCGGCAAATACCATCCTGATATCAATAAAGAAAAAGATGCCGAAGCCAAGTTCAAAAAAATTAACGAAGCCTATCAAATAATCACTGGCGGAACTGCCGCGGATAAAGAAAATCCTTTTTGGTCCACAAATCAACCATTTAATCCATTTGGTGGTAGTCCTTTTGGCAATCCATTTTCCAATGGCGTTTCTTTTAATAATGCCCCAATTAGTCTTACAACCACAGTTTCTTTCCTCGAATCTGTATTTGGCTGTGAAAAAGATATCAAATTCAATAGAAACTCTAAATGTGCTGCCTGTAATGGTGCTGGCGATATACCAGCAAATAATGGATGTCCACAGTGTAATGGGAAAGGTGGAGAGGTTCAACGCCAAGGTAACATGGTATTTATTAAAACTTGTTCCAAATGCGGAGGAAGAACAAAGAAAAATCCATGTACTACTTGCAATTCCAAAGGAGTTATAGAAACTGAAACATCTATCCGTGCAAATATACCTGGTGGAGTTGTTAATGATAATGTTCTTAATTTTCGGGGCATGGGACATTTTGCTGGTTCCTTTGGCCCAATAGAACAGCGTGGGGACGTTCATTTACATGTTAAAGTTACTCCCGAGCCAGGACTGTCCTTGGAAGGCTCTAATGTGATATCTAATTTAGAATTGTCATTAATAGAAGCTTTACAGGGTTGTAGCAAGGTCGTCAATACTGTTGAAGGCGTTCAAGATATTATTATCCCTCCAAAATCAAAAAACAAACAAGAAGTTGTTATTCCTAATGTTGGAGTGAATAAACTTGGGAACCAAAGAGTTATTTTGAATGTGAATTATCCCGAAGATGTTAGCAAGATAATAGAAATATTAGAAGGGAATTAAAATGCCATTCTCTTTACAATGCACGACCAAAGGATGTTGCAAAATACAAATCCCTTATATAGACCCCGCTACCGATAAAGTCTATTGTTCTTTTTGTGATCAAGAGATGGCTGGAATAACTCATTTTATCAAAGTGCAAATGAAGTCTCTCAAACAGTTTCGTCAAAAGCAACAAACGCCATTTGCAGTCAAATGTTCTAAGTGTGGTAAAACAGATTGTCCAAAGTTAGTTAATAATGAGATTGTTTGTTCTGGATGTAGTAAACCGTTAGATAATTTGACTGAGCCATTTAAGATTATATTGAGAGCAAAACTTAAATCAAGTAATGATATATGATGCAAAATATTGTGAAAGTTTGTCAGAATCTTCTCAAAGATTATCCGGGCGCAGAGTCGGTAAGAGAATATATAAACGATCGCATTAGTCCTGAAACTCAAAATCTATTCCAATTTGGGTACTTCCCCAATACAGAAGAGTTGTATCTGTTAAGTGATTTTGTTGGGAAAGATTTGCTTATTAAATATAAACTCTTATATTTAAGAACTATTGAAGACTCTATGTCACCAAGAATAGTTCCTTATAGTCATTTTGATAATTATCCACTTATAATTCCGTTTCATGATTGTTATGGCAAGATTGTTGGTTTAGTCGGTAGAACTCTTTTGCCAGAATCAGAAATGAAAAGTAAAAAGATATCAAAATATAAAAATACTGCCGATTTTAAGAAAGGTAATTATCTTTTTGGTTTATGGCATAATAAACAAGATATAACTGAAAAGAACTGTGTTTATATAGTAGAAGGGCAGATAGATGTTATGAAAGCAATTGAAAGAGGCATTAAGAATATTGTTGCTATGGGCAATAATAATATGTCTTTCTATCAATTTTCTGTCATTAGCAGATACACCAATAATCTTATTTTGCTATTGGACAATGATGAGGCTGGCATCAAAGGGAGGAAAACGATATTTAGTAAGTTCGGTAAGTTTGCTAATATCAAGAATATGTATGTGCCTGAACCTTACAAAGATATTGACGAATATCTTTCTAATTGCGAGGAGTCGCCGTCTTTCATTATAAAAAGTTGAAAAATATAGATAGTGTATGTTATATATATTGTATTGTCTCTAAAATCATTACACAGGAAAATTAATGCATTTTTTATATTTAATTACTAATACAATCAATAAAAAAGTTTATATCGGACAAGCCGGAGATCCATCTGTAAGATGGTCGGGACATAAATCTAAGGCCAGATGTAATAGACCAGAGCAGGTTATTACCCGAGCTATGATTAAACATGGAATAGAAATATTTACTTTTGAAGTAATAGCCAGTTCTAAAACGCAAGACGATACTGATATTGTTGAAGACCAACTGATAGATCAGTATGATAGCCGTAATCCTGAAAAAGGATATAATGTTGCCAAGGGTGGTAAAACTTGTCCTATGACACCTGAAACAGCTCAAAAAATATCAGAGGCTATCACAAGATATTATGAAACAAGACCAGGAACTAATACCGGAAGAACTTTTGGTGAAGAATGGAGAATTAATCTTTCAAACTCACAAGCTGGTAAGCCTAGATTATCAACAAGAAGATTTTCCGAAGATATAGAAAAAGAGATTTGTAGACTATATGTTGACGAAAATAAATCTATGTATTATTTGAAAAATAAGTTTGATTGTTTTTCAAGCCTAATATCTGAAATCCTAATTAGGAATAATATTGGAATAAGACAATTACAAGGGAGAAGATTTTCAGAAGATGTAGAAAAAGAAATTTGTAGATTATATGTCGAGGAAGAAAAGTCAACATATGCTTTGGGGCGCCAATTTGATTGTGGGAGGGATGTAATATCTTATATTATTAAAAAAAATAATATCAAAATAAGACAATCAAATTATAATAAACATCAAAGTAAGTGTCATAAATTTTCACCAGAACAAGAAGCCGAAATATGTAGAATGTATGTTGAAGAAGAAAAAACCATACGTTCTTTATTTCGTCAATTTGATTGTTCAAATCTCACAATACGTAATATCTTAATAAGGAATAATATTAAAATAAGACAAAATGTTAGTAATATATTTTCATTTGAACAAGAGGTGGAAATATGTAGGCTGTATGTTGAAGAAGCAAAATCTCTATATCTGTTGGGCAGACAATTTGATTGTAAGAAAACAACAATTAGAGATATTTTATTTAGACATGACATCAAACTTTGAGTGAGGTTCATATGGAAAAAAGGCGTAATAGAAGTGACTCGTACCAATGGGTTTTATTAGAGACTATCGTATCCAATGACATGCTTGAAGCCTTCTGCAACGAAGATAGTATTTCGGCTAGGCTGAATCCGTTTGAGTATAATGAAAGGTTGATTGAATTGGAAGAACGGCTTAAGAAGGAGTTTTGGAGAATTGTTGATACGCTGCTGACTCCGAGACAGAAAGAGGTTTTGCATTTGTATGCTGGTGGATTTACCCAGATGGAGATAGCGAAGAAGCTGGATGTGAATCAGAGTTCGATTACGAAGTCGTTGAATGGGAATGTGGACTATAAGAAGGGTAAAGTCATATACGGAGGTTCGACTAAGAAATTAAAAAAGATTATAGAAACAGACGAGAAAATCAAGGATATCCTATTAAAAATGGCCATTGTACGCGACGAAAAATGGTGAAAAATTAATGTAAAAAAGTATCAAAAATTCGATCAAGTCGCGAACTATTTGGTATATAGTTTTCCAAGCGAACAGACGGTGAATTAGCTAGCTGGTGCAGTGAATGCTATAACACCTATAGGCGCAAACTTAGGAAAGAAAAACGTCTCCAACCTGAATAATAAAATACTATTATCAATATTCTGGAATACTTAGTTAGTGCTTTGTTAAAAAATAATAGCAATAATCACTTATATAATAAAGAACTGCTTCGTTCCATTGGAGACTTAATGTCAAAGTTCAACATAGATTACTCAAGTTTAACCAATCAAATTACCAAAAAGGCATATAAACTTTCTGATGTAAAAGACCAATTGGAGTCAATTGGGTTTGATGTGGTTCGCTTCAAAGACTCCGACAAGTCCGCTGACCTATGGCAAGTTCAAAGTGCCGACGATGGCGAATATATTGTTGCCTTATATGAGACTGACAAGGAAGTAAAGTCTGCCAAACTCTGGGATGTCTCCATCTCAAAACTTGCTGGTTCAATCGATGTATCTTACAAAGGCGATCCAATTGTCAGGGTAAATGCCTCTAGACTAGGCGTCCCAAGTTCTGAAGTAAATAAAATCCCTGAATATCTACCAGCCAAGTTGGCAGCCAATCCAAAATTAGTTAAGGCACTTTTGAATGAACTTTCAGATTCAGCCAAACAAGAGGTTTTAACTAAATACCCGGAGTTATCCTAACATGAGTCTCGATAAAATTCAACAGATAGTAGGCTCTCTGGCAAAATCCATTGATGACAATGAAAGAATTGCTACACCGATTTTAGCCGCCAAGTTAAATAATGCCCTGGTTAATTTTCCTAGTGACCAGACCCTTGGAGCCATGGCTAGAGTAATTGGCAAAATGGCTGAAAATAATACTATATTTATTCGCAGGGCAGAACTCAAGCAACTCTATAATAAGTTATTTACTAGAAACACCAAGTTTGCCGAATTATTCAAAGATGAATTGGGCGAAGTAACCCCACTTCCAAAAGCTACGATTATGACTCATGATGATTCTAGCCAAATAGATCCATATGAAGTTGGTGACCAAATTCTTGCCAATGCCCTTCAAAGTGTCTTTGATAAACATATTCCAGTAAAGATGTATTCACAAGCACTTGCTGATCGTGCCCAAAAATTAGTTAGTTCTAGTTTAGATTCTTGGAATCTTGCCCCTACTAAATTGGGAATTAGTGATGGTAATGATAAATTCCTAATAATTCAGGCTGACTATGAAACTCCAAAAGGAATTGTCTCTATCTATGTGCCAGTAGAAGTCCATGACAATAAGGTTTCTGAAGCGTCCATCTTTATGGGCAATTCAGGCCCGCAAGAACTAAATCACTTATCTCTCAAAGAATATCTCACAACCGCAAGTCCTAAATTAGTAATTAATGGCTCTACTATCCTACAAGTTTTAACCAACGCTAGTTCTGAAAATCGTGAGATTAGTGGCGCTGAATTGGCACTTACAAAACTAAATGCAACTCGCCAAGGCAAGGGCGACTTCTTCCAAAATCAGATAATTGGTCAAAAGATTGCCGAAGCGGCAAAAGAAGATGTAAGGCTCCCAAGGCTAAATGAGTTTGAATCCCTTGAGAAAAAATTTACCTCATCAAGCGGTCAGGCTGAGTTTAAGTTTGGCAGTGCAGTCCAAACTGGCAGCGAGCACATTGCCAGAGAACTGAAAAGTTATGGGCACAAGAATCCACAAGTATCAGTTTACAAAACCGAAGATGATACAATCTTTTATAGCGTCGCTTTGGATGGCGGTCGTGTTGGTTTTACGGTCCCAGTAAAAACAGTTGATGGTAAAATTATCAGACCAACCATTATACTTTGCAAAGATAAGGTTTCTGCCTTTAGTCAAGAAGGCGTAAATGAACTATATGTGAATAACTATAATGACTATAAGGCGGCGGCAGTGGCATCTCCTTTGCATGACCTATCAGCAGCAGACTTGCTTAACAATATCCGCAAGGCTTTGACAGAAGATAACTTACCGGCAGCAGAAGATGCCTTGAATGTCTTATCTAGCAAGAACGGACAATCTTATATTACAGGGCTACAAATATATATGAACGGCTTGGCACAAAAACAAGCCGAAGAGCTCACACAAAATAAGAAAGAACCCTCCTGTTCAATGGTAATTGCAAGTTCAGTTAGCGAACATCCAATTTGTGGCCATACTGGCTTACCAGTTCATAAGACATATCAAGACAAAGATGGCAACTGTCGCCCATTATTTAGGCGTAATATTGACGAGACTTATGAAGGTGTATTATTCAATAACTCGAAAATCTTTGGATAAAAATGAAGATATTTAGATTAGTTAAATATTTTGATCATAAGTATAGTCTAAAATCTTTGGCTGCTTCCAAGGAAGAAACGCTTGATCAAGTAAAAACAAACTTGATTAACGCATATAACTTATATGTTAATTCCTCAAAGGCAAAAGAGCCAGTTCTGCAAATGCTGGCAAATGCCAAGGAACCTTTTTCTAAGAAATTAATATCATCTATGGAAGAACTTGTTGCTAATATCAATAAGTTATCTGCACAACTATTATTCAAGAGGGTAGTTGGGATTTTAGATAGCATTCGCAATATGAAGAATGACCCAGAAAAAACTGTCAGGAATTTTATTCATGACTCCGTAAGGGTAAATAAGGAATCAGACAGGAACTATCGAGAGCATATGAAGTCCAAATTTGAGATGGTTATCTCAAGAATCTTTTCTATTTTCGAAAAACAAGGCAGAATTTTACAATCAGTAATTGCATTGGAAACGCCAGAGGTTCATCCAATGGGTTCAGAGGAAATCGGCGGACCAGTTAGGAAAGAACTAAGCAAAGATAAAATCTTAATGTTTATGAAAAGCCCAGCAGCCCAAGATTATGGATTGGATGAT